TTGTCCGGTTCTTTTTCTTTCCTGACAAATAAAATCATCGTTTCGCCTTTAGCAACTCTCCCTACATAACTTCCTACACAATGATGTAAAGCAGCTCCTTCCGCCCGTATCTCATCACCTGTCTTCGGCACTACCAGGATCAGGCCTTTGCCTTTGATTGCAAAAGCATTATCAATTCCATTGTTGGCATCAAAAATTTTATCCATAGCCTTTTTAGTTGCTTCCATCCTGCGCTTTACTTCCTGCTCGCGGCGTCTCTTTTCCGCTGCCGCTTTTTTATCCTGCAATGCCTGATACTCGCCTGCAGTCCGGTCATGTACTTTTTTAAAGTTTTTCGGAAGATATATGAACATATTTTCGAGATCGTATTTTAAAGCCTGACACCAAGTGAGGTATTCCAACCAGTCATGCGCCATATTCTTTTTTCTCGTAATACGAGGATCTTCACGCTCCTCATACCGCATATAGGAATATTGCCAGCATCCCGCTCTATCTCCCATCGGATACTGCTCGCTTTCTTTTTCGATGTACTTTACCAGTTTATGAAGAGACACTTTTCTGTTCGTTGATTTCAAAAGATCTGTGTTGCATCCAAATGTCTGATAATATCTGGTCAGCTGTTCAGGCTTAAAATTTATCTCCATTCTCTGTGCCACTTGTAATAGCCGGAGGCAATCTGCATTACCATCAATCTCCTGCAATACTCTGGTATTTACCTTATTCAGGCCAAGGATTTCATAAATGGTTTTTCCTTTCAGATTTATCTTCCCTGTGCTTCCATGATACCGGCCATTGATTATCACTTTCGCCAACTGGTTCAGTCCCATCTTGCAAAGCCATTCCAATTTGGGGAAATTCATATATGCCTTTATCCCATCTTCGTACCGGCAGCATTCCGTCGGGATATTTCTCGAAAGATACTCCAGTGCTGAATATTTCATCGGTGTATGTTCCCATGCCTGTGGAAGGTTTTCTGGATATAAAATGCACTCCATACAAGCTATATTCCCACCGTCAGGGCACCACCTTGGCATTCCTTTCTGTTTGTATACTCCCCATTCGTAAGATACATATTTAGGCTGTCCACCCGGGAATGTATAAATTGCCCGGCTGTACTCATTCAGATCCTCTTCAACCCGATTTTTATTTATAAGCGTATCTACGTAACTGTCGTTTCTGATGCGCCGATTTGCTTTGAAATACCGAAGGACGAAACCCTCTTGCGTAGGATCAACATACAGGAACCACCTTTCATCAAATATCTGCGCCGGAAGCTTTCCTCTCGCCTTGATAGTTACATTGCTTCCGCAGAATGGGCAGATACCTTTCTCGTTATTGCGAAGCCGGATGGAATTTCTGTCTACAATTCCGACTTTCTTACAATACGTGCACTCGCATTCGGCCTTTCCTGTTTCAGTCTCCTTATAGATCAGATACCTGCTGAATCTCATTCCTGTCTCCCATACCCAATCGCAGAAGTCTTTCGGGGGATCCTTTATTGGTTCCATGACGGTATCAATAGCATCCGTTTCCTTCTTATGTTTGGCTGACAGACGTTTTTCCTTTACATCCTCCTGGAATCTGTAGATTGCAGACCACGGTGCATACTGATCAGATTTTTTGGAATACTTCTTGAAAAAATCCTTGATTATATTCAGTTCATCATCTGACCTAATAAACACAATCGGCCAACGTTCATATTCATGGTTTTTATCATTCCATTTTGAATCAAAATAGGAAAAATTCTCCATTCTATCAAATGCTGCTGTCAGCCATTTTATCTTTGACGATTTCAAGTCCTGCGTGATATAATCATCTTCTGAAAGAAACGTCCTAAATGCTGCACCTGTCTTTCCATTTTTGAGGCTCGCAATCTCATAGAAATTCAGGAGCAGTATTTTGTTGTTTTCTACCAGGCTGGCAGTAACGATATGTTTAATTGCTCCGAGCCTTCCTGCTATATCCAACATATCTGCCGTCGCACTCTCATGTGCGATTGCAGATAATTTTCTTTTATCCAATGCGTCCACCCCCTACATAAAATCAAACATGCTCATCTGGCCCTCTACTTCCTTGGCTTTCGGAGGAGCTGGCTTTTTCTCCTGTTTCTTAACCTCTGCATTTGTATCTGGCTTCTTTTCTTCGGATTTTGGTTCAGGCTTCCTGGAACGTTTATTATTCTTCTTGAGCAGCTGTGCCGTTTTTTCTTTTGGATCAGCCGCCTTCTTTTTGGTGTCATTCTCCTTTTTGGCGGCTCTTGCCTTTTCCGCTTCTGCCTCTTTCTTATCATCCCGATGGTAATAGTCTTCAGCCCATTCAAAAACGACGTCATTACGCACGGCGCATTGCCGCTCTTTCCCCGCCTGCTTTCTTGCTTGTGAAAAAATATATTCAAGACACTTTGGCCACGTCTTGTGTTCCAGAAGCACGTCCTCTGCCAGGCCCGTATCTTCTGCACAGCGCTCCAGTAAATATTTGATAACAGGATCGGCAAACGTCTTATCTTTCGCTTTTTTCAGTTCCTCTTCCAACTTCTGTTTTGCCTGAGCACTTACGTCTCCGGCATTGGCTTTCTGCGCTGTTTCTACCTCTTCTTCCGTCGGTTCCGAAATGTTACCGGTCGCAATATCTGCCAATGATGCCGTACCCATAGGAACCATGTCAGTCTCTTCATCAGGATCCTGTTCATCGTCGCCAGCTGTTGCATTTTCAAATGCCTGCCGTTCAATCCCTGCAATGGCCTTTCCCATCGGCGTTTCAGGCTCTCCCACTTCCACATCGTCCTCCGGAGCATCATCATTCATCACCCAGGCATATTCCTTTTCAAGGCGCTTATTTTCCACATCAAACAGGGTGTTCCCTGCTTCGTCATAGAATACTGTTACCTCCTTGCGCTTCAATACCTGATAGGTAATTCCGTATGATACGATTTTTGCATCCGGCTGATCAGCCGCATATGCCGTCTTGAGATATTCTCTGACCAGATTCGCCCATGTAACCCCATAAACATTATCGTTTGGACCTACTTTCACTTCTGCGAAATGCTGAATTTCTGGCGCATCTGTAAAGTGCATAACCTCATTCTTCATCTGCTTTCCTCCTGTTCATGAAAATCAAAGAACATAAAATACTGCTCTTTGCGTTGTGGTTCCGGCTTTGGAACCTGGTTGATCATTCGCTCCATTTTTTTGAATATTTTTCGGAAATTCCATGTATCTGAAAAGTAGAACGGAGTGTACCAAAACTCCTGTCCCTCTTTTTCGAATGGAATCAGCGGATCTCCTTTCATTGGATTTGTAATACTGTCTGCTATCACGATATACCCAGGGCATCCGAGAAGAGACAGCTGGATATATGCCATCATTCCTACAATCCGGTCGATATCCTGTCCAACGAAAAGCATGTGATTCTGATAATTCACTCCCATTTCTTTCGCCGTGTTTGCTGCGGCCATAAGCATCGCTCCGCCTCCGATGCATGGATCGCAGATAGAAACCCAGCCTTTTTGCTCTACCTGCTTTTTCAGTTCTCCCATTGTAATCTGTGCCATCATCTTCGAGACGCAATATGGGGTGAAAAACTGCCCGGTCCAGTGATTGCCAAGTTCCAGCTGCATATACATGGCTCCAAGGAAATCCTGATCCGGATTGTGCTCCAGAGCTTCAACCACAATGTCAAAGGCTCTTCCGGCAATGTCTGTCCCTCCAAGGCGATCAACTGCAGCATCCAGTTCTTTTACCCTCTGTTTGAGGCGTTCCGGTGTCCTGTCAACCACATTGCTGATTGAGCATGCCATAGCAGATATAAGATCCTCCCATACCTGCCACCTCTGCCGGCTGTAGCACAATTTATCAATTATGGAGACAAATTCCTTTTCATAATCGTTCTGGGATCGATAGTTCCTTGCCATTTCATCACTCCCTAAATCCATGCTCCCTCATCAGGCGGTCGATATACTCTGGATCTGCCTGCTTTACTTCCGTTTCCGAATTGTCAGGCTTCTTTTCAGAAATTCTATCTGCAGATTCCTTTTGTTCAATCTGCCTGATATACTCTCTCTTTATTTCCAGGATTCCTGCCGGAATCTGCATATCTGTTTTTTCACGCTCTACGATTGCATTATAAATTTTGAAAAAATGCGCCCGTGTGGCCACCTCGTTTTCATCAAGGCAAATATCCCGGAACCCGAGTCTCTGTACGGCTTTTCTGACCGGCTCGGAGAGGCTGGCCAGAGCCTCTTCTTCCCGGTAATATCCATACTGACTAATCGCCTTCTGAACTTCTCCCCACGCCTCCCCTTCGTCCTTGATCTCCGGTTTGGTGTACTCCGCACATTTTTGCCGTATCTCAGCAATCTGTGGCGGATATGTATGAGTGGCGAACAGTTCAAAAAGAGCTGTCTCGCACAGTTTGTACGGCAGGTCTCCGAGCATCCGGTACCAGAGCCTTATCGAATACACATCCGGCATGACGTTGAATGTCGGGTATGCGCTTTTTATCGCAGCTCTTATAAGATCGAATTCCTTCTCGGTCATTCGGAATACCACCCCGCAGTCGATTCCATATACTGGCTGGTGCTCATGTTCCGGTTATTCACCGTTTTGGATGATGGTGCTCGGTCCTGCGCTCTTGCGAGCCATCCGGTGATAAATCTTTTGATGCCTCTTTGGGTCTTTCGATTGGTCGGATTGCTGTCAAGCCATCCGTACATCTTCCGAAATTCCTGCTCCACATCAATAGCCGGATACAATTCCCGGAGGCTATTGACATAATCAAAAGTCACATCATAGCTTCCAGAACCAGTCACCAGTGGGAGAGAAATGAATATCCGTTCCTGCCTGGAGGTTATTACCTCCGGGCATAATGTTTTATCTATCTCTTTATCTATTTCTTTCTCTATCTCTATCTCTTTCTCTACGTTGCAGTTTGAAAAAGTTTGTTGCGTAAGTGTTGCCTCAGTGTTGCATTGCAACGCTTTTTGTTCTTTTTGTCTTGCCCTGCAGGCTCTACTTCGCTTTGTTGATGCAGTTTCAGAACCTGTCATATTCTCTACTTCCGTGAGTAAATATTCGGAATCATCTATCAGTTCCATGAGACCCTGCCGGACTAAAAACATGACAGTAACTTTCACGTTTTCCGCTTCTTCATCCAGATCCAGTGCCAAATCATCATAAAAATCATCTTCAACACCGTCAAAATAAAGGCGCCCATCCTGTTTCATTGCAATCAGCAGCATTTTCAGGTAGATAATCGTGTATGTATCGCCCCCAGCAATCTTCCGAAGCTTCTTGATAGGCTTCTGCCGGAAAAAATCATCCGGCAGTTTCAGCCAATAATATCGTTTTGCCATATACCCTCCCTAATAAATTACCTTGGAACCTTCCTCCGTTTTAATGACCGTTACGCTCTGAACGAAACGAGCTTTCATAGCTTCATCATGGGTAATGGCCATAATCTTGATATCCGGATACCGCTGTCTGATGGTCTCAAGAGAATCCACATATGCCTGAGTGCCATCATCATCGAGGAACGGCGGTTCATCGATGAAGAGCATTCCTAACTGAATGCCTGCGGCCGTTGTTTTGACCTCGGCCAGTGCAAGAATGACAGCAAGTGAAGCTTTTACCTTTTCGCCTCCGCTCTTTGATGCGTAAGGAAGGGTGGTCTTGCCATACTCGTTGATCAGGACGTCCAGCGTAGCCTTGTCCCCGTCCTTCCCCTTAATGGTGCGTTCCATTACAAATTCAACGCCCATCGTTCCGCCAGTCATTGCACCGAGGATATTGTTGGCAGTATTGGTGATATGAGGGATAATGTTACGAACGATCTGGTGCGGAACTCCGTCCTGAGAGAACGCCTGTTTCAAGGCATCGTACCAGACTACCCGCTGCGCCGCTCTGGCAATATCATCATTCAGCAGTACAATCTCTTCTTTCATGTTCCGGATGTCTTCCACTTTCTGGATGAGCGTCCCTTTCGTTATCTGCAGATCCGAAATCTGGTGATCGTACTCATGGATTTCGGAGGTCAATACTGCCATTTTCCTTTCAATGTCTGGCGAAAATTCCTCTACATCATGCCGTGCAGCCGCAAGTTCTGTTTCTGCTTTGATAAGATCGTCTGCAATCATCTGCAAGTTCTCCTGCAGTGATTCCATTTTTTCATAGGCATTCCTCCTGCGTTCTTCATATACCGGAAGCTTTTTCGCTTCTTCTGCAAACGTAGCAGACGTTCGTTCCCGTTCCTCTGCCTGATGGTACTTTTCAACAGATTCCAGAAGCATCTCTGCGTTATCTTTGGCCTCCTGGGCTTTTATTTTGACCTCTGAGAGGCTTTCTGTGCAGAAACCTATTGTTTTATCCATGGAATCTCTTTCTGCTTCCAGACGGGCGATTTTGAGTTTTGCTTCTTCCGCCTGTTTCTTCATAGTCTGATAAACGGAAAGTTCTGCCATCCGATCATTCAGCTGCTTTTCGCGAACAGGGTCATATCCTATGCTTCTGGACTTTTCTGCGTACTGCTCTTTCGTAGATTCATAGTTTGCGAGCAGCTGTTGCTTTTCATCCTCAAGAACCGAAATCTGGAATTCTGCATCCGGAATGGTCTGCACATCCTCTTTCGCCTTGCGAAGAAAGACGCAGGCAGCCTTTCTAATGTCCGGGCAACCGCTGTTATCAATGTACTCTTCGGACTTTTTGTATGACTCCAGACGCACATGCAGCACGCTGAGTTCTGACTCGATTTTGCTGCATTTTTCGGTAACTTCCGTTTTAATTTCTTTCAGTTCGGATACAAGCGCATTGTATCTTTCCCTTTTCTCCATCATGGATTCTCTATCCAAGCGAACCGCCTCCAGTTCATCCAGCTTGGAACTGATGTCAGCGCCTGCATCCATCTGCAGAGCGCCGATTTCTTTATAAATCTGCTGTTTCCGGAAGGTACTGTTATCAATGATATTCTGGTAACGACTGGTTTCGGCTTCACAGTCTGCAACTACTTTTTTTGCAGCCTCGTAACTGACAACATCTGTATATCTGGCAGAAATTTCCGCTTTCGCCTGCTCGTGTTCTTCCGCTCCGGCAATGATAGCCTCTTTCAATTTCAGTACCGATTCGCAATCCGTGATCGTGCTCATGATGGGGTTCATATCGGCATTCGCCTGAATCCGTTTCTCGGTCAGATCACTTACTTTCTGTTCTGCAGTTCTGAGTGTTTTTCTGGCCAGTTCATAATTGGCCATTGAAACCTGGAGATCATTCAGCTCCTTTGTGCGTTTCTTTGTTGCTTCCTGTTTTGCATCAATGAGCTGTGACACATCCTTCAATTCCTGCTCCGGATTTCCCTTGCTGCTTATAAAATCATTCTTAATCTTGACCGCTTCTTTCTTCGCCATGAGAACCCGTTTTGCATCACCGAGGAGACTGCGCGCTTCTGATTCCATCACTCCATAGATGCCAAGTCCAAGCAGGTTTCCGAGGATTCCCATACGTTCCTCCTTTTTCGCCTGCAGGAACAATCCATACTGATCCTGCATAATGAGGGCGCATGACCGGAATGTCATGGAATCCATTCCAAGAATTTTCTCAATCTCCGCCTGGGTATCAATAATCCTCTCCTTGGAAAGGTTCAGCCATTCTTCTCCTGCCTCGTCCATCTGGGAAAGATTCAATGTCGGACGGCCTGACTTCGTCCTGGTCCTTACGACCCTGAACCTTTTATCACCGATATCGAAAATAAATTCGATAGAGCCGCTTCTTGCGTCCTCTGCGCCCCGGATCCATGCCTTGCTGTCTCCCTCTCTGGTCTCCTCAAACAGGCAGTCAACAATAGCATCCATGAAGAGGCTGCTCTTTCCGGCACCATTCACGCCATTGATTGCACAGAATGAAATATCCGAGAAATCAAAGCTTTCCTCTTTGTAGTTCCGGTAATTCTTCACAGAAATACTTACCGGTTTGAACACCCCATGGATCTCTGCCGTAGAACTCTGCTTCATTGCTTCTGCTATGATCGGCTCTGCCAGCTCGACGATCTTGTCAGCATCCTTGAAGCATTTCTCGTCCAACCACTTTTTCAGGTTCAGAAGAGGATCGCTTTCTTCTGAGAGAAGTCCTCTGTTTGTCACATCGACTGTGCTCTCAGCCTCAATATCTGCTACATAGAAAGCGCCAAAACCATAGAGATGATTCTGCAACATCGGAATATTCAAGCGTTTCTTCTGTTCACTGGTGCAGCTGTACCGGATCCTGACTATGGAATCAACAACCAGCTCCGGAAGATTTTCTATCTCCAGAGCAAACACCCCGTCTGTCAGATACCGTTCTACATCATCTTCATCCCACTCAATCGTGAGAAATGATCTCCACGGAGTTTCTACGAATCTCGATTTAACAAGATGCCGACCGGAAAAATCATGGATATAAAACCCTCTGACCTGTCCTTCATCATTGAAGTTCATGGTGTTGATTGCGCCTGAATAGAACACGTTGTCCAATCCGTATATCTGCTGTGGCCGGTGGATGTGCCCA